CAGAAAATCAATGCGCTGTTACAGCCTCGCTCCGGCGAGGCCTTTTTATGAGCGGCCTCTTTCGTCTTGAATCCAGGCCGCTCGACGTCTCGATACCCTGATGACTTGAGCCGCCTCCAGAAAAGGCGGCTCTTTTCGCTTCTAAAGGTAGGAAATTCTGAGTCCTTTCGGACTCATTAGGAATCAGCAACATTATGGCGGCACTTCGTGACCGCCGGCACGAAAAGGTGGCGCAGCTTCTCGCGGTAATGACTCCCTACGAGCAGGCGTCCCGCGAGGCCGGCTACAAAGATGGCAGTTCATTCAAGGCCAATGCGCGCAAGCGGGCGCTGCGGCCTGATATCAAGGCGCGCGTCGCGGAGCTGCAGGCCAAGGAAGCCGCTCTCGCATCGGTCAACGCCGCGTGGATCATGCGTGAAACTGCTGAGGTCGCTGGTGTCAAGCTTGCCGACGATCAGGTCAAGGCGAGTGACAAGATAGCGGCACTCAATCTGCTGGCCAAGATGATCCCGGGCGCGCTGGTGCCGCAGAAAATCGCCCCTACTAATCCTGATGGCGATGGCCCCGCTTCGGTAGAAATCACGTGGAAAGACCCGAGTGACGCTCCATCAACGGATCGTTCTTGACTACGTCCCCCGCTCGCAGTTCTTGCCCTTCCATCTGCGCCGCCAGCGCTGGGCCGTCCTGGTCTGCCATCGCCGCGCAGGAAAGACAGTCGCTGCGGTCAACGACATCATCCGGCGGGCAGTCATCGAGAAAAAGCCGGACGGCCGCTATGGCTTCATCGCGCCATATCGCCAGCAGGCCAAAGACATCGCCTGGAATTATCTCAAGAAGTTCGGCGCTCCGCTGCTGCGCGAAGCCCCGCGGGAAAGCGATCTGAGCGTCACGCTGCTCGGCGGCCAGCTTATCCGGCTATTCGGTGCGGATAATCCGGACGCCATCCGTGGCGCCTATTTCGATGGCGTCGTGCTCGACGAATTCGCCGACATGCGGTCATCGCTATGGGGTGAGGTGCTGCGGCCGATGCTCGCCGATCGGCAGGGCTGGGCAATCTTCATCGGTACGCCCAAAGGCAAGAATGAATTCCACGACATCTGGGAACGCGCCCAGGGCAAAGACAAGCCGGAGTGGTTCAGCCTGATGCTGAAGGCTAGTTACAGCAAAATTCTGCCGCAGCGCGAGCTGGTCGATGCCCGCAAGGACATGGGCGACGATCGCTATGAGCAGGAGTTCGAGTGCTCGTTCGAAGCGGCGATCAGAGGCGCATTCTATGGCGAGGAAATGCGCGTTATGATGGCTGAGGGACGTATCAAGCCCATCGAAATCGACAAGGCAGTCCGCGTCCATACCGCGTGGGATTTGGGCGTATCGGATTCAACGGCGATCTGGTTCGTGCAGTGCATCGGGCGAGAACGGCGCCTCGTGGATTATTACGAGACATCAGGCGTTGGCTTGGACCATTACGCCCAGGTGCTGATGGACAAGCGATTGAAGCAGGGCTGGAAATACGGCGACCATTTCTTGCCGCACGATGTGAGGCATCGGGAATTGTCGTCGGGACAATCACGGCTGACAGCATTGGCCGCGCTCGGCATCGAGGCGGTCATCGTCCCGGAGTCGAATGTTCTCGACGGCATCAACTCCGTTCGGAAGATGCTTGGCAGGACATGGATCGATATAGACCGCTGCGGTCGTGGCATCGAAGCGCTGCGCCAATATCAGCGGGAATGGGATGATCGACTGAAAGATTGGAAAGCCAATCCATTTCACAATTGGTCTTCTCACGGGTGCGATGCACTGCGTTATTTCGCATGCGGCTTCGATGACTCGCACAATGCGACGGTACGGGCCGACAAGCGTATCGGTGACAGCCGCCCGGCGGGCTCCCATTGGTCGGCGTGACCGGCCTCCTGAAGGAATGCATCAGCGCCATGATTCCTGAGCCGATCGAATTCACTGTCGACCACGACGGCAGCTATCACTTCGCCCATGAGTCGATGCCGTTCAAGACGGTCATCGATATCCACAACCTGCCATTCCGCTGGGTGAAGCTCGACGAAAGCCGCGGACGCGTCACGATTGCGCTCGACGGCCGCAAGGTGATTTATGAGCGCACGGCGACCGGCCTGCACGGCGAGTGGATCTGCGTGCTGCGGATAGGAACTCTGGACGATGCGGAGGTCTGATCGCACGATCTACATCGTTCGCCACGGCGCGACCAAGTTCAATGCCGAAGCAGGCGTCTCAGTCGATCGCGAGCGCGGATGGAGTGATGTCCGTCTGACAGAAGAAGGGCGCCAGGAGGCCCGCAAGGCCGGCGCAGCATTGAAGAGCAAAGGCCTCACCGCTATCGTCTCCTCCGATCTGGAGCGCGCCAAAGAGACGGCTCAGATCATTGGCGGTATCATCGGCATCAAGCCTGAGTTCTCGTTCAAACTGCGGCCGTGGAATCTTGGTGATTTCACGGGCGAGGATCTGAAAGAGGCAAATCCGCAGATTTGCGCGTATGCCAAGACGGCCGATAAGCCGGTTCCAGGCGGTGAAAGCTTCAACGCCTTCAAGATGCGCGCATTCCAGGGCGTTGACGAGGCGGTCAGGAAACATCCCGATCCGCTGCTGATCGTCTGCCATCATCGCGTCGAGCGGCTGATTGCTGGCTGGTGCAAAGCGGGTGAACCGGCGAGCCACGCAATCAATCTGAATACGTTTTTGGAACAGGGCGATCCGCCGGGCGGGATCATTATCCTGCATACCAGTGAGGCGGCGCTCGGCGGCAAGGGCGGTGACAGTTCGGCCGGCAAGCTCTCTCACGCAACGGTGCATTTTGGTCATGCCAAGGGCAAGGACCGCTGCGGCAACTGCAAGGCGTTCATCGGGACGAACCAATGCAAGAAGGTCGTGCCGCCGATCGACGCCGACGACTGGTGTGCTGTCGGCGTGAGTAAGACAGACGGGCATAGGTTCGATCCGCGGGGCGAGGCTATCGAGGCCAAGGGTGGACTGATGCCGAAGCCTGAGAAATCCGACATGAAGCCTCGCCGATTTGGAGCGCTCGCGTAGTGGCCAGCAAAGCATACGAGACCGCGGCACTCCGCAATTTTGGCCATGCACTTGACCCCGACGAGCCGGGCGGCGATCCGGCGTATGACGCTGGATGGCGTGCTCTGTGTGCACGAATGAATGATCCGGAATATTGTCGGCGGTGCGACGAGCAGGCGCAGCGTGATGCGCTCCGAATACGGAAAGCAATGAGGGCCAGATAATGCCGATTTCAAAGATGCCCTCCATCAATGCGACCAATGACGAGCTTCGCAATCAGTCGGCCCGCGGTGCCGAGCATGGCGCCTCCCCGGGCTCGGCCGACAATATCGGCGGACGGATGGGCGCAGCAAAGCCTGCCATGGGCGGCGGGACGGCTGGCCTCAAGGCCAATCCGTCGCGCGTGGGCAATCCCCCGATCTCTTCCGGTGCTCCCGGCAGCCAGCCAACAGCCGACAGCGTCAGGACGCACTCCCTCGCGCTTGGCGGCATGAAACACATGGTAGCCGCTGGTCACATCCAGCCGCATCACGCGAAGGCGATGGAAGCGAAATCGCGCGCACATATCGCAGCGTACAAGGGCAGCAAGGGGGCGGCGGCTGCGCCCACCCCGCGGCGTTTCGGAGCGCTTGGCGGTTCGCTTGGGGCACCCGCGACGGGCGCGGCCGGAATGAATTCAGGCGGCCAGGCGCCAAATACGCCATCGCTGCCGACTCCTCCAGAGCGGAACTGGTAAATGCCGAGCGTCTCGGAAGCGCAAAGACGCCTCATGTTTGCCGCTCGAAATAATCCCGAAGTTGCCAAGCGGACGGGCGTCCCGCAATCGGTCGCACGCGAATTCGCATCAGCCGATCCCGGCGGCAAGCTTCCGGCTCATGTCAAGGACGGCAAGCCCGCGAAGAGACGGCGATTTGGAGCGTTGGGATAAATGAAAGTGATTGACGAAGTTGAACGGGCGACCGGCGGCTATGCTACTCGGGAGCACTGGACTCGAGCAGAGTTCGGCGGTACTGCATTGATCGTTGCGAGCGATATACTCGACCATCGACGCAAGCGAGCGCTGACGCTGATTGTCCGGACCCCGGAAGGGCGCGAGTTCCACGGCCGTATTTCGTTCGATGAAGACATTACAGACAAACTGATCGGCGACGGCAACGAGACCATTCCGGCCTGCGGACCGTATCCGGGCGGAATAGATGCTCAGATGTTTCTCCGCGCGATCTTCGATCACGCGTGGGAACAGGGCTTTCGCCCCGATGGTTTTCAGGATCGGCCGCGAGAAATCGCGCGGCTGGAAAAGCATCTCGAAGACATGCGCGCGCTCGTCTTCAAGGATCAGAAGACTGATGCCCCTCGATGAAGACGGCTTCGCTCTCCCGGAGAGTGAGCCTCAACAGTCACCCATCCACCGGCCGCCACCCATGGCCGATGTCGGAAAGACCTTCGACGGCTGCGCATCCACTGATGAAGCTATCGTCAAGGTGATCAATGAATTATCCGCGCCGGCTTCGATCCAGGTCGACGGCTATGACACGATGTATCGCCGGCTGGCCGATGGGTTAATCGTGCTGCTGGCGATCAAAGGAGGATTGAGTCCGTGAAGCATTGCGAGTCCATCGACATCGAGACAACGCCGGCCGGCGCGATCTTCCGCGGCTCCCGCTGGCCCGAAGAAATCGACGTCGACCGCAATCTCCTGGATTATCTGCCCGGACCGCATGTCGTATTCGGCCGCATGGGCATCCTGCGTTTCCAGGCGCTCAACGGCTATGCCGTCTATCGGAGATTAGAGGACAGGCCGGGTGGATGGAATTACCGGCTGATGGAAAATCAGTTGATGGCGGAAGCCCCGGTCAGCGCGCCGGAGCCGGCATTGGCGAAAGCTGATCAAAAATACTTCGCGAAAACGTACATTGCGACAGTTCACGCGTTCCAATGGCTGCCCCACGCCGTGCCTCCTGTTGCGCTCCCGGAATGGTTCATGCGCGCGGACTTCGAGCACAACGGCAAGGGCGAGCTAACGATCCGCCAGTCAGGCGCGCTCATGAAAGCAGAGCCGGCCGACTGGATTTATCTCAGAGACGCGGAAATCTTCGTCTTGAAGCCTGACGTATTTGCGCTTGAGTTCGTAAAGGCAATCGAGCAATGAGCACAGCCGATCTTCGCGACGCCTTCAACGCCGTCAGCCTTGAGAAAGGCACCCGTTGCACCAGCGCCCTGCTGATGTACTGCGATGCGCAAGGCACTCACGATGGCCCCCGCAATCATCAGCAGCTCATCTTCAACTGTGTGAACGGCAACGACAACACGACGAAGCAATTCACATCTGATCCGCTGCCGCCCGGGACCAACGTCAATGCGGCGGCGGCGCAGCTTGCGAGCAAGGTGACAGCATGAGTCTCGACGACGACGTGAGGACACAAAATCTCCCAGCGATCATACCTCGCAAGCCGGACGCTGATCATCTGATGGCCATTACCGATCGCCCGCGGGAGCATGGCCATCTCATCATCACGGAATACAACAACATGGGCGACCTCAGCCCAGGGGCGCCGCAGGAGCCGCCGATTCTCGTCCAGAAAGTGGAGCTAGGCGGCGTCTCCGAACCGCTGAGCATGAACACGCGGCTGATCGCGCTATGGGCGACGCACGGCGGTGAGTTCGCGACGTTCCATTCGACCGGCTGGAAAGAGGGCGATCCGATTCACCCCGATGCTCATTGGGTTCCGATCGCGCCGAAATATGAGATTACCCGCATCGCTCACATGACGGCGGATTTGAGGATTGCCTATCGATGATCGGCACGCTGATCGGCATTCTCATCAGCGTCATCGTCCTGGGCGTGCTGTGGTGGGCGCTCAATGAAATCATGCGCGTGCTGCCGATAGCGGAGCCGTTCCATACGATTGCGCGCGTCGTCATGACGTTGATTGTGGTGGTCGTTGCAGTCTGGATCATCGTGCAGTTGCTGACGATGGTCGGCGTGCATGTACCGATGACAAGGTTCTGAGAGGAGGCAGTCATGATCGATGAAGATCCGAAGAAGCCTGCAGTTGATCCGGAAGAGCCGGCAGAGAACGCGCCGCAGGCAGAAGAGCCGGGCGACGAGGGCGACAGTGAAGAGGATGGCGAAGACCGCGAGGAGGGTACCTTGCCGCCGCCGCCTGATCCCGATCTGCCATCGCCGAATTATCTCGGCCAGATCGAGAAGCAATACATGAAGGTCGGCGGCTACGGCGTCGTCAACGCCTTCCAGTGGGAGCCAGACACAGAAGGCGTGTTGCCTGAGTGGTTCCGGCAAATGGAACCGCCTCCAGCCGCGGGCGATTGGATTGTCCGCCATGCGGATGCGGTCAGCATCGTGAAGCCGGCGGACTTCGACCGGGATTACGAGGCACGGTCATGATGCGAGTTCTTCTTGCTGCCGCAGCCTGGCTGTTTGGATGCGCGGGAGCGCTGGCGCAGCAGACGGGGCCGATCTATTGCAATAGATCGGCCGCCTTCACTGCGATTGTGGCCAATACTACGCTGGTAACGCACCTGCAAAATCAGGAGGTCTACATTTGCGGATTTATCATATTCGCAAACGCAGCCGCCGCGCCGGCTCTGGTATCGGGGACTGGCACAACCTGCGCAACCACTCCAACGACGTTGGCGGGGGTATTTACGCTGCCAATTGCCACCCAGGTCACCGACAGCGCGTCCCCGTGGCGCGGCATAATCGCGCTTGCCGGGCAGGACGTGTGCATTAACACGGCTGCGTCGATATCTGGCGTCCTTTATTACGCCCAGCAATAAGACTTTCCATGTCAGTAAAAGAATTGCCGTCTGCGAAAGAATTGTGGCAGACGTTCGATTACGACCCGTTGACCGGTATGATTACATGGCGGAATGACCGCTTTAATATCTGCGGGCGCCTCATGGCGGAAGCAGGTTCAGAGGCTGGAAGCGTAAATGGCAACGGTCGAGGTGTCATCAGATTGAATCAACTTAATTATTACTCCCATCGCATAGCTTGGAAAATGGCGCTAGGAACCGAGCCGCCGGTTCTCATTGATCACATTGACCGCAACCCGCTCAACAACGCCATTTCCAATCTTGCGGTGGCTGCCAGAATAAAGGAGAATATTAAGTGAGCACAATGCTGAAAAGCACCAACCCCGCCGCCGTCAACGAAATCGATCCTGACCACGATCGCCGCGTCCCCTATCAGGGCCAGCGCGTCCTGTTCCATTCCCGCCCGGGCGAAGGCCGCTCCGGCAAGATGACGGCCATTGCCGATGTGATGGCTGTCGAGGATGACGACCATTGCGAATTGTTGATCCACTATGCCGCCGATGATGCGATCGTCCGATGGAAGATTCCACGGCGGACGGAACAGAATCCGTACAACTCGTGGAGCTTCACGGAGCAGGATGACAAGCACTATCTGGAGACCACTGCTCTCTGGCAGGAAGTGAAGCCCGAAGGTCATCTCACCTGGGAAGACGTGAAGGCCATGCATGCCGAGATCGGCGTGCTCCGCAACAAGGTGGCGGCACTGGAAGCGAGGAAGAAGCCCGGGCCCAAGCCGAAATCCCATGGCGGAGAAACTGATACCGGCGAGGTCGAGGGCGCGGAACTGGCGACCGAACTCCGCGACGACCACGAGTAATTGACGCCAATCCATGGCCCTCACCGGTTCCACCATCCAATCACTCGGTTCCCATCCCGGAATGCAGCCGCCGCCCGCTGACGCGGCGCTGCTCGACGGCTACCCGGGCAAGACCGACGACATCACCCAGCAAGACTCCCGTCCTTCCCAGATCAAAGACAAGGAGAAGCTGCTTGACGTCCTGAAAGGCTGGTTCCGCGCTGACGCAACGCATTCGACCTCGTGGCGCGCCGATGCTCTCGTCATGTACAAGATGCGCGCGGGCAAGCAGTGGTCGGACGAAGACCGCCAGATTCTGAATGCGCAATCCCGCCCCGACATCGTCTTCAATCGCATTCTGACGATGCTCAAGGCCATCGCCGGCATGGAAATCAACGGCCGGCATGAGGTCCACTACATCCCGCGCCACAACGAGAATACCGCCGTCAATGAGCTGCTGACCGGCGCCAGCAAGTGGATGACGGACGAGTGTGACGCGGAGGATGAAGAGAGTTCAGCGTTCGACGACTGTAATACCTGTGGCATGGGCTGGACTGAGCATTACCTCTCGTACGAATTGGAGCGGCAGGGCTCGTATATCGAGGAACGGATTCCGCCCCGCGAGATGTATTGGGATCGCAACGCCAAGCGCAAGAACCTCGTCGATGCCCGCCGCATGGCCCGCGTCCGCAAGATGCCGCTGGCCGATGCCATGTCGATTTGGCGCGGCAAGACCCGGCAGCAGCTCGACGCGACCTGGGCGATCGGCACCGAAATGGACGCCTCCCAGAAGACCTTGGAGGAAAAGCGCAAGCGCGAGGAGAACACGACCGACACCACCTATGACGATATGTACGAAGTCACCATCGTCAATATGCAGTGGTGGGAACGGGAGACTTACTGGCTTCTGGCCGACCCCACCAACAACAACACCATGGAGTTATCGCAGGAGGAATACACAAAATTCTCCGCGATGATGAAGCAGCTTGGCATGCCGATTCAGTTCATGGCCGTCGAGATGACGCGGCGCGTATTCAAGGAAGCCTATATCGGGGGAGAGATTCTAAGCGTCGGCGATGCACCGCTCGGACAGTTCAAGTGGACCGTCATCACGGGCGAACATGACGAAGAGACGAACACCTGGTTCGGCCTCGTCGCGGTCATGAAGCATCCGCAGGAATGGGCCAATAAATGGTTGAGCCAATCCCTGCACATCCTCAATACGTCCGCCAAGGGTGGCATCGTCGCGGAAGAGGATGCCTTCAAGGATATTCGCGACACAGAGGAGAAGTGGGCGCGACCGGACACTATCGTCTGGGCTAAGCGTGGTGCGCTGTCAGGCGATAAGCCGAAGTTCATGCCGCGCCCCGGCGGTACTTTCCCGCAAGGCCATATCCAATTGATGGAATTCGCGATATCAGCGATCCGGGATGTGACCGGCATCAATCTCGAGCTGCTCGGCATGAAGGATGCCAATCAGCCGGGCGTCGTGGAGTCGATGCGCAAGCAAGCCGGCATGACCGTGCTCGCGACGGTCTTCGACTCGCTGCGCCGGTTCCGCAAGCTTGGCGGACGCATCCGCCTGCACATCATCCAGAACTATCTCAGCGATGGCCGGCTGATCCGCATCGTCGGGCCAGAGGGCGCCAAGGCCGTCCCGCTGATGAAGGATAAGTGCACCGGCGATTATGACGTCATCATCGACGACGCCCCGACCTCGCCCAACCAGAAGGAAGCCAACTGGGCGATCATCGCCAGCATGCTCCCGGCCTTCAAGGATCAACTCGTCAACAATCCCGAGCTGCTCGTGATGATCATGGAATTCTCGCCGCTGCCGGCGAAGCTGGTCGATGGTCTCAAGCAGATGCTGGCGAAAATGCAGCCCTCACAGCAAGAACAACAGGGGCTGGCCAAAGCCGCCGCTACGGCGAAGATCAACAAGGATCAGGGGCAAGCCGAACTCTTCCTGTCGCAGGCCAAGAAGCAGGAAGCGACTGCGATGTACGACATAGCCATTGCGATGGCGGAATTCACCAAGGCCCACAACGAGTCGGACTTGAGCAGCGCCAAGGCTGCGCATGAGAAGGTGAAGGCGGCCGTCGCGGCAATGACGCCCATCCAGCAGCCGCCGAACAGTGCGGGCGATCAGGCCCATGAGCGCACGATGCAAGCCATGGATTTGATGCACGCAGGCGCCTCTCAGGCGCAGCAGCAGCAGCATGAACAGCGCCAGCAGCTCGGCCAGCAGCGCTTTGATATGCTCTCGCAGCTCGCAGCACAGCAGCATGAGAAGCAGTTGGCGGCGATGCAGCCGGCGCCGCGGGCGGCGTGATGGAAATATCGCTATGGGGCTTCTGGGCAATGTTCATATTATCCTGCATCGGGGCGTACGAAGTCGGAATGATCGCAGCAACTTGGATCCTGCAATGAACCCTCTCCATCGTTGCCGCGAGTGCGGCGGCCCTGCCACCTTTCAGGCAACTGTCGTTCTCCGGGGATCCATGATCAAGGGTGCAACCACAGTCAAGGTATGCGAACCGCATCGGCGGATGGCTGAAGCATTCTGCTTGAACGACGAGAACCGCAATCGGCTGGCCAGCCGCCTCGTCCTCGAAGGCTTCTGCAATTACGAAATCGCGCACGGCATGGTGAAGCACAATGCGGCGGTTGAATTCGATCGGATCGCATCGTGACGCCTGAAGAATGGGCGGAGCGCCAGGAGAGTTGGACGAAGGCCGAACGAGATTTCGATCATTGGCCGCTCAGCGGTACCGCTTGCGACGGTTCACCAATTCGCCGGCACGAGGACTGGGGTGATGGCGTATTCGAGCGGGAAAGCGGAATGGTGATCAGCCCGGTCGCTTATGCTGTGCGGCGCGCGCTGCGGGCAGAACGCGTAATGCCGTTTGGTGACAAATCATGAGCGATAAGTTCTGCGTCAATTGCAAGCACTACCGCATCGCGCGCGAGCAGCCTTCCGGCTCCGAGCATCGCTGCAATCGGGCAGTCTTCGACCTCGTGACCGGCAAGGAAACGAAGCTTGACGTCATTTGCTCTCGGGAGCGCGCGCGGCCACAGACGGATGAGCATTGCGGCCCGGCGGGCCAGTTCTTCGAGCCTCGCGAAGCGTGATTCGTGGCCACATCGCTCTCATCCGCCAGCTCCGCCACTTCGTGGAAGACTCCGGCTTTCCCTGGCGAGACGTAACGCTCCGGCATGACAAAGACGAGGAAGGCTACATCCTTCGCGATGATGACAAGGCAGAGATTTCTTTCCACTCCAATGGCAAATTCGTCGAGGTCGCGATCTTCACGCCTTCCACGGACGGCGAGCACAGGCCGGATGGAAAGAACATCCTCCCTCTCGGGAAACTTTCGGCACGGATCGACGGCAAGGTGACAAGCGGCCCGATCGATCAGGCAACATGGGACAAGATTAGACAGGCGATACATGGCTGACAATTTTGATGACGGCATGACCGACGCAGAACGGCATTTCTTTACGACCGGCGGCGATGTGAACGACGACCTTGCGCGGGAGCATAGCGGCCCGCTTGGTGGCACGCCAGAGCCTCCAGTGGCGCCCGCGCCTGTCGAGCCTCCGTCTCCCGCAGGTCTGCCTCCGGCCGCGCCCGGCGCTGCGCCTCCCGCTGCTGACGAGGATCCTGGCGACGAACTCGTCCCCGGGCAACCGAATCCGCGCCGCGTCTCGTTTCGCAAGTACCAGGCCGAACAGGAAGCCCGGGCCGCTGTCGAGCGTCAGCTCCAGGAGCGCGCCGTCGCACAGGCACGCATCGAAGAGCGGCTGAACCTACTGCAGGAGGCAATGCGAGAACCGGCCGCCGCCGCGCAGCCTGACCCTGCCAGCGAGCGCCCCGACCCGGCGCAAGACATCTTCGCTTATACGGCGTGGCTGGAACGGCAGCTGACCGACGTCTCAGGCAAGGTCAACAATTACGAGCAGCAGATTCAGACCGGTCAAGCCGAGATGAACGAGGAGCGCCAGTATGTGAACTCGCTCAACTCCTATGCCGGCTCAGATCCCAATTTCATGCAGTCCTACAACTTCCTGCTCCGCAGCCGCGCAGCCGAGCTGATGGCATCGCGCTATCCAAGTGCCAACTATGAGCAGTTGATGCAGGCTCAAATCCCGGACGATGTCGGACAGATCCTGGTCCAGGAAGAGCGCGATCTGTACAAAAATGCATTCGCGGGCAACCGCAATCCCGCGGCGGATATCGTCCGCATGGCGCAGCTGCGGGGCTGGCGCGCGCCCGCGCCGCCGCCGCCTCCCGCAGCAGCTCCGCAGCCCGCCAGTAACGGCGCCGCGCCACCGCAGCAGCCTCCTGGAACTCCGCTGGCCGCCGCTCCAGCCGCGGCCCCGCGGCCCGGAAATGGCACGGCGGCTCCGCAGCCCGGCAACGGTGCCGCCCCGACAGCAACCGACCTCGTCGAATCGATCCGGCGCGGCCAAGCTGCCGCCACCTCGCTTTCCAATGGTTCCGGCTCGGCCGGCGGCGAGCTTACCGCACAGATGCTCGCGGACATGCCGCAAGAGCAATTCGACGCCATCTTCAATGCGCTTCAAGCCTCCGGCGACAAGACGAGGCTGCGGGAATTGATGGGATCATGAGCTACTATCGCGCCGATGCAAGCAAGCTTGCCGGGTCCATCAGGCAGAAACTGCCCGACGCCACGGTGGAAAACTGGCGCGACTATGGCTACGCGGTCGACGTCTGTCTCAACGGAAGAATCGTCACGGCTTGCCAGCCCGGAAGACTCGATATCGGCCAGCCGGAAATATTCAGATCAGTCGAAGACGTCATGCGTCTCCTGACGAAGCACTGATTCTACACGCGCGTAGATACCGCAACTTCCGCGACGGCGGGAGATGCATTCATCCGATGCGCATCCCAGATGACGACCGCCAACAGAGTGAAAGCTTAGGCGGCGGTCGTCATCAAAAATGCAAATCGGAAATGACTGAGGCGGCGGACGGCCTCTAACTGTCCGGTCCCGATTGCAGCGTTCGGCTAATCGCTGCCTGGAAGGCCACCAGCAAAATGGCAGTTCGGCACAGCCCCGGGAAATTGGCTAGTCCGGCTCGACGGAATTCGGGCATCGCCCTGAATGTCAACCAAACTGGAGTAATCCAAATTGGCAATGACGAATTTTGGGACTGAAAGTTAGTCCCTTACACGGGAACTGGTTCTATATCGAACCGTGTAAGCAAACGGCGTGAATTCAGAAGAAGCCCAGACCGGGCCATCCTGAGCGAAGCCCGCGCAAGCGGGACCGTGCAACGACTATCCCGAAAGGGAGTACGGCCAAGCGGCCGGAAGCGCGCCGGACCCTAACCAGCAGGGTTATGAGATAGTCTCGTCTCGCGTATTGAAGCGCGAGCAGCCGAAAGGCGGTCTTGGTCTAGCGAGCCAAGGTGAAGATTCAGTAACGATGCCTTAGCTGTAAAGCTTTGGAGTAAGTCCCTGGATGTCGAAGCCCTCAAGTATACCGACATCTTTCCTCTGATCGGCTCTGATGCCAACAGCATCATCCATCGCAAAGAGGAAACCAGCAAGGGAGCCGGCGATAAGGTCACCTATGGGCTGCGCATGCAGCTTACGGGCGCCGGCTTCACCGAGAACCAGCTCGCGGAAGGCAATGGTGAATCACTGACGATCTATTCTGATTCGGTTATTATAAACGAGTTGGGTCACGTCGTCGGCGTGAAGTCGCAGAACACCATCGATCAGCAGCGCGTGCCGTTCAACCTCCGGGAAGAAGCACGCGACGGGTTGGCCGACTGGTATGCGAAGCGGTTTAATTGATGGACCGCTCTAAACCGGGTGAATTCGGTGGACCTCTGCGAAAGCAGACAATACCGAGCCAAGCCTGTGAGGTGGGCTTGGACCAATGAGGAGCCCGATAAAAAGGGCGTTGAGTTATTGGTTCGATACCCCACTTGGCAGGAAGGTGTAGAGACTAGGCGAAAGCCGTAGGGCCAAGCGGCCCGAAGCGCCCGGCCCCTCGTGAGAGGGTGATAAGATAGTCCTCTCTGCCGTGTGAGCGGCAGCAGCTCGCAAGAGCGGTCTTGGTCTAGCGATCCAAGGCGAAAATCAGGTTCAACGGCCTTCTTCACACAGGTTTGCGGCTACACGCCTCAGACCGACATCCGGTTCTCGGGCCTTCAGGCAGTCCCGGCAACCACCCGCATCATCCGTCAGTCTTCCCGTACGGACGATGCGTCTCTGACCTCTGCCGATGTGTTCTCTCTCCAGCTCATCGACAAAGCGAAAGAGGCGGCCATCACGGCCACGCCGAAGATCCGGCCCATCCGAGTCACATCGAAGGCGGGACCGGGCGGTGGGCGGCGTGACTACAACGCCACGCTGACCGACAAGTTCGTCCAGTATTTGCACCCTTTTCAGGTAACTGACCTGAGACAAAGCACAAGTACAGGACAGTGGTTGGACATCTCGAAGGCGGCGATGACTGGCGGCGAGATCACCAACAATCCTTTGTACACGGGCGCCATCGGAGAATATAACGGCGTAATACTTCGTTCTTCTTTCGACGTGACGAACGGAGTAAGTAATACTGGCGTTCCGGTAACGAACGTCTTCCGTTCTGTCCTCCTTGGAGGCCAGGCGGCAATGATGGCTTTTGGTCAGAAGGATTCCCCCGGCAAGTACCGGTGGAATGAAGAGTCAACTGGCTCCGTCGCGTCGCGAGGCGCGAATGATAACCGCGTGAATTCGGTGGATCCCCTCGCTGCATAAGCAGGGCAATACCGAGCGAAGCCCGCTCAAGCGGGAACGCGTAACGACCATCCCTTCGGGGAGTAGGGCCAAGCGGCCCGAAGCGCGCGGCGCCCCATGTGGGCGATGATATGGCCTCCTCTCACGACGAAAGCGTGAGCTGCCCGCAAGGGCGGTCGCAGTCTAGCGAGCTGCGGCGAAGATCAAGGTGTTTGACCACAAGCGACGTCTCGAAGTGTCCGCATGGACGATCCATGGGATGAAGCGAGTCCAATTCAACGCCCAGGATTACGGCACGATCGCTGTTTCCACTTGGGCCGCGGCTCACACGTAAAGGGAGGAACACATGGCTACTGGCTTTGCTGGTACCAATGCCCGGCTCTTTCCGTGGCAGACCAAGCACTACCTCATCCGTGGCGGTCCGTTTGATCCGGCGATTCCATCGACCGGTAATGCGGGGTCGCTGCTTGGTGGGTATCTCAACGCGGTCAACGCGGCTGGCCAAACAAACCAGATCACGTTGCCGCCCGTTCCTGGCACACAAACGCCGCCGAATGTTCCGATTCCGCGCGTCCAGTCGATGAATTCATCGACTGGCGTGTATACGGCGGCTACCGGCACGCTTGCGACCAATAACGGCGGCGTCTATCTCGGAACCATCCCCGGTGGGTCATGGATCGAGAGCGTTGAGATGTTCGTCTACACTGCCCTCACGGGCGGTACGTCAGTTTCGGTCGGATTGTTCTATACTCCGTCCGAAAACGTAGGCGTGGCCCCGGGTTTCCAGCCCGCTACGCTTTACGCCCTGGCGGTTCAGAACACTCCGGTTATCAACACGATCTACTCGACCCGATATGTCGGGGCGACGCTCAACAACGCTACCTTTACCTCTGCGCCGCTGATCACTCAGTTCAACGGCGGTTGGCAAGTTGGCCCTGGTTTCGGCCCATCGGGTTTGGTGTGGCCGGCCATCAACGTCACCACTTTGGCAGCCGATGGCCCGCCCGGTGGGGAAGGCATTGGAGGCGCCAAAGACCTGCTTGCCGGCGGTGTCGCCAGCGTTCCGGGCGATATCGATCTGTACTTCGTGAACTTCCTGGCCGGTGGCAGTGGTACCGCCAACACCGCCGGAAACTTTGAAGTGAAGGTTGAATTCACCGGCAAGATGGGCTGATCTACGAGCGGCGGCATTCATGCCGCCGCTTCTCCTCCTCAACAATAAGTGGCCAAAATGAAAAGATTACTCTTTACTTTATTGGCTATCGCTGCGCTCGACGCGCCGTCTCATGCGCAGACCATCAATGCTTGCGTCGATAGTCACGGCGGTTTGTACATTGCCAGTGGCACGCCTCCGGCATGTGGCGGCAATGATGCCGTGCTTTCGTGGAGTGGAACTGGCCCTACCGCGCCATCGAGTCTGGCAGCCGGTCAATATGATTGCGTCCCCAATCAGGCGGAGAGCCCGGGTAGCGCGATCGTGTTCACTGCAGGTCCCAATAATGGGCTGATCGGCACGACTGGGTCACAATTCAGTTCTCTCGTTTTGCAGCCTGGAGTCTATCAAATCAGCCTTACGGCTGCGGGCTGGTCCAGCATCGCAAGCGGCGTTCCCTGGGCTCAGATCACGCTCAGTCCTTCTGGGCTTCTCAGCCCAAGCCTCATTCAAACGCAGTTCTCGTCCAGCGTAAGCGGTTTTTTGGCCGTGACATCGGCAAATACGACCTTGCAGTACATGGGATCTGGGCAATTCAGTGGAACAGCCGGATCATGTCAGTTGAACATTCAACAGCTGTAGCCTGCGGGCGTCGGTCTGCAACTTCTCCCCAACAAGGATCATCTGAAATGAAACGCATCGCTTTGGCGGGCGGCCTCGCGCTCGCCCTCTGTTCTCAAGTCTTCGCGGCAAATCCGACTCCGACTCCGATCGTCCCGCCGACAGAGACGGGCGAGAACAGTGCCGGATCTCAGCAAGTTACGGATATGGCGCGGCTGAAGCTGGGCATGGGAACCGTTACCGCCTCGGGTGGGCCGACGGCCTTTACGGCGACGCTGAATTTTGCCTCGGGCATTATCACGACCAACGGAATGACGCTTGTGGCTTCTGGCGCTGGTGCATGCCCGAATACGATTACGCTGACCAACAACAAGATTCAGGCGGGCGATATCGTCTTCGCGATACTCGATAGCACGAACTCGGCAGCCGGCGCGCCGTCCGTGGGCAGTGTGAAGGTATCGGCCGGACAGGTGGTGATCCTTATCTGCAATGACACCAGCACGCCGATGACCGCCTCGAACGTAAGCACCTACTTCCTGGTCAATACCCAGGGCAACCCGAACTAAATGCCCCTCGTCCCCTTCCCTCTACGCCGCCGCCCTCCGGCCCCCTCCGAGCCTCGCAAGCCTCCGAAGCTTCTCCCGACCGACCTCCGCCAGACCTACACGCTCTCCCCCGAAGAGCGAGAGGAATTCGCAGCTCTATGGCCGCAAGACACCAAGGCGTTCAAATTCTGGCGGACCGTCGCCGTCAAACGTGGCCTCGATTACACGACGATCATCGGGAGCGAGCATTCGATGTACAGCTTCACGGCGATGCCGACCGGCCACGGGAAACATTGGTGCTGGCCGGAGCCGCTGGAGGTGAAGAATCCGGCGAAGCTTTTCCCCGACTTTCCGAACAAGGATAGCCGTCATGGCTGATGAAGCAAGCGCACCATTCGTCTCGTTTGCCGGAGGGTTCTTCTCGGGCCGCGTCGAGTCGACGATGCGGGAGAGCGCGCAGGCGACTTGGTACAATCTGCTTTCGGTCGATGCGGGGCCGCTCGGAACGGGCGCGACCGTTACAGGTTCGCAGACGACGCAGTTGAACGGCTATCAGATCCAGGCATCCAATACGCTGTTCTCGACGGTCGCGGCCGGCGGCGCGTGCGTGCTGCCGCAGACCAACCGGCCGTATCCGTTCGCGGGGCTGGAAGTGTTCATCGCGAACACAGGAGCGAACAATCTGATTTGCTTTCCGCATCCGAGCGACGCGGGAACGATTAATGGACAGGCCACGAATTTATCCGTGGTGCTCGGGCCGAATACGATCACGCCGTTTCAGTGCTTTGCGCCTGGGGTTTGGTTTGCCGATTCGATCGGGACGGGATTTGCGGGATCGATGGAGACGGTCGTCAGTCAGGGTAACGTGGCTGCAGCGGGCACGACCGCGGGAACCGCAACGCCGATTACGCAGACGATGGTCAATTTCACTTCGGGCGGACCAAACCCGGCGGGAGGAACCTTGCCTCCAGCCAAAGCGGGGCTGCAGATCGCGGTGAACAACAACACAGGTGGAAGTATCCAGATATATGGCAGTGGTACAGACACCATCAATGGTACCGCTGGGGCGACTGGCGTCACACAGACCAATACGACGACAGGAGCAACGCCGCAGTTGACCATATATTATACGTTCGTGAACGGCGTTTGGCTGACGAAGTAAACCCGCGATGACCTGGCCTTCGACTCACGCCCCCGGCACGATGGGTTTCATGCTCGATCGCATAGACGACGAGTTGAAGCGCTCCGGTACGATCTCAGACCGCATTCAGATCGCCATCGTCGATGCCGTCAACATCTACGCCCGCGAGCGCTTCCGCTTCAACGAGACGTTCACGACGACATTCCTCACGGTCGGCGGCCAGCAGAATTATAGCTTACTGACTGATGTGAACTTCGGCAATGTGATCAACACCCAGCAGATCCACAAGATCGACTGGCTGACGATCACGATCCCGCCCGCCGTCTTCGATATGCCGCGGATGCAGCCGGAAGAAATCCTGATCCTGACGCAGACCGGGACGCAGATGGGCCAGCCCTACTGCTACGCGTTCTCGAACGAGACGCTGATGCTCTATCCGATTCCGCCGACAGGAACGCCGGGGACCGGACCGGTATCGCAGCTGGGTCTGCTTGTCGGCGGCTCAGGCTACACACCCGGCACCTATGCTGCGATACCGGCTACGGGAGGGCATGGCGCGGGACTGACGCTCAATCTGACGGTCAGCGGCGGCGGCGTGATGCAGTCCGCCATCATCGCCAACGGCGGCCAGGGCTATCAGGTTGGGGATGTCATCGGCGCCATTCTCGGACTCGGTTCGGGATTCCAAATGACCGTCATGGCGATCAACGCCACGGGCCAGGGGCCGTTCCTGATGAGCCTGGGCGCGCATGTGGACCTACCCGCCCCGATGGGATTTACCGGCTCTACGGGGCAGGACACGACGGGAAATCGATGGTTCACGGACGGGGAGAAGCTGATCAGGTCGCGTGCGAAGTATGAGCTGGCGGTCAATGTGCTGCGGGATCCAACGCTGGCGCAGATGATGTCGCCGTTCCCGCCGGATGAGAATGGCGGCGTCGCCGGGGCGGCCTGGGACGCCTACACGATGTTGAGCGGGGAAGCGGCGACGATGACCGCCAGAGGCGCAATTAAGGCGATGGCTTTCTGATGCCTCCCTATCTGCCGCGTCTTCCCTTTCCGCCCTGGGTTCCCGACCTCTCCGACAATGAGACGCAGGTCTCGGCGAACGTGGTCAATGTGATTCCGCGCGGAGACGGATGGCTCCCGTTCCTTTCCTTTATTGCATTCACGCAGGCACTGCCGGCGCCATGCCGCGGGTTCTTCTTCGCGCGCAACGGTGATGGTTCTGTCTCGCTGTTTGCGGGCACGGCTGAATCGCGGCTGTATGTACTTAACAACACCACACTGACGTGGACCGATGTTTCGCTAGGCGGGACTGCGTACGGACCGCTGGCGACAACCGCCATGTGGGACTTCGAACAGTTCAACAATTTCGTGTTCGCCGTCCAAGCGAATTGTGTTCCGCAATACTTCGATCTGTCATCGCCTACGACGTTTCACAATTTCAGTTCTCTTCCCGGATATCAGGGCACGGTACCGCAGGCTGCGTTCATCGCGATTGTGAATCGCTTCGTGATGCTTTCGGGGCTCAATGGGTTTCCCTACCGGGTGCAATGGAGCGACCTCGACAATCCCGCGATCTGGACCGCAGGCGTCGGGCAAGCCGACTTCCAGGACCTCCCCGACGGCGGCTTGGCCAAAGGCGTTGCCGGATTCGATCTATTCGGCGTGATCTTCCAGGACAACATGGCGCGGTTGATCACTTACGCGCCGGGTTCTCCGGTCATCTTCACAATCACCAAGATTACGGGAGGCGATGGCAACGGCATCTACGCGCCTTACGGCTTTATCATTGACCAAGACAATGTGTTCTGGATTTCCCAGGAAGGCTTCAAGATGCTGTCTCCCGGCGGCGTGCCGCAGGCGATCGGGAAGGAACAAGTTGACCGGTACTTCTTCGCCAACGTAGATTCATCCAACCTGCAACTGGTCCTGCCGACAACCGACCCGGCGGCTTCGCGGCTCTACATCCCGTACAAATCGACGAGCGGCCAGGCGGGCCTGTTCGATAGCGTGCTGGTCTACGACTGGCGTTTGCAACGGTTCTCACTGGTGAAATTCTCGGGCGAATTCTTGAGCGTCGTGGCGCGGCCGGGACTGACCTTGGAGAACATGGATTCAGTGACGCCCGGGGCTGTGGCGATCACGGGGGCGGCGAGCAATGGCGGTCCCAATCTCATTCGTCTGACGGTGACCTCGACGGCGGGCATGTCTACTGCGGCTCAGCAGACCGTTTACGGCGTGTGGAATGTGACGCAGATTTCCGGGAGCGCGCCGTTCCTCGCCGCGATCAACAACAAGCAGAACACGGCCAACAGCGCGTGGGGACAATGGCCGGTCACGATCATCGATGGGACGCATGTCGATCTTGTCGGCTCGACCTTCGCCGGTGCTTACACGTCGGGCGGCATTCTGGGCGGCAATATCGAGCTTATCCCGTTCTCGTTCGATACCGTCTCGACCTCGACGATTCCTTCGCTGGCGGGCTGGAATCCATCGAATCAACTGGGCTTCTTCAACGGGCCTACAACAGAAGCGGTCATAGAGACGGGAGAACAGGGCGGGAATGACAAGCGGCTGTTCGTCAAGGGGTTCCGCGTGATCAGCGACGCGCCCGCGGTGTTCGGTTCGGTGTCGTATCGGGATAATCCGCAGGCGCCATACAATTACACGGCGGAAGTCGGGATCGATCAGACGGGAACGTGTCTCGTCGCAGGCGGTGGCATCGATACGCGCTACAGCCGGGCAAGAGTGAGGATCCCCGCGGGCACTGTATGGAGTTATATTTCTGCGGTGGAGCCGGACGGAACGCCGACGGGGAGCTATTAAATGGTCGCCGCTCTCTCGCTCAAGGAAAAGAACAGCGATACCGTCAACCAAGCCATCAATCAGCTACAGCAAGGCCGCGACAATGCGAGCGGGACGGTGACGCTCACAACTGGAACATCGACAATAGTTCCTGCCGTCAATTGCAGCCCGACGAGCGGTGTGCAGCTTACGGCCGCCAGCTTGACCGCTGCGGCGGCGATTGCGGCGGGGACGCTGTTCGTCAGCGCAGCCGGCAAGGGTCAGTTCACGATCACGCATGCGGCGGGCGCCGCTGACCGCACGTTCTTCTATCGTGTCCACGGTGGAAACTGATGTCTTGGACACTTATTGCTCATGGAGTTGGCACCAGCACGGTAACACTGAATACGACTGGTGCTGATCTTATCGTTATCGGTACTTCCGGAGGCAGCTCCGGAATGTCTGATAACCAAGGCAATACATATACTCAAATCGACACAAACAACGTTTCAGGGCGTCAAGTAGGCATAACCTACTTTGTCCACAATCCTACTACTGCTGCGTCTTGTACATTTACAACCGGACAGTTTGCAGCTTCGTTCGAAGTGCAAGTTTGGTCCGGCTCTGGTACCGGAACGGTGCTAGACCAGCACACTACCTTGGTTACAAACGGTAATGGGTCATTAACAACCGCACAAACTGGTTCTATTACTCCTACAACGAATGGGCAATTGATTGTAGCTTTCTGGGCATTGGATGACCCAGCCGATACTAGTGATACTGTAGATAGCAGTATGACTATCTCAGATCATTTCTATACAGTGGTTGGCGCGACATTTGGCAGTATCATGTCGTATCTTGCCCCACAAACTACCGCGGCGGCTATCAACCCTACGCTGACACGCAGTGGAGGCGGTGCTCCTCCCACCGGCAGAGGTACTGTCGGAATGATTGCGTCTTTCAAAGGAGCGGCCGCGGCGGGCGACACGCTTCAAGGCGGGGTTCCGTTACTGATGATGTGAGCCATGTTCTCGAAGCGCGATCTTGAAGGATATCTGGAGATTGATCATCGGGAAAGTCCCGGCTTTACTTCGGAAGAAGCGAATGCGGCCGGGTTGCGCCGCGTTGCTACTGACGTTGGCAAAGGCACACGGGCGCAGATTCCCGTGGTCAACTGCTCCCATTGTCAAATGCACATCATCATGAATCCGCTCCGCACGCGGGATCGGGCATATTGCCCGAAATGTGATCGGTACATCTGCGACAGGTGCGAGATGGTGCGGGTGGCTTCGGGCGGGCTTTGCAAGCCATTCACCCAGGTTGTCGATGAATTTATGGAAGCGGCTGCGAAAGGAATGCTGAAACATGGCGCGTAGAATCTCGGCCCAAACGACTTTCACTCCTACTGCTGTGGCCGACACCACAGCGTTTACGGCGGGGCAGGCGATGGGTTTCTGGAAGGGCGGCTCCGGTACTCAGTTAACCCGTTTCTGGGAAATCTCGATCAGCGGTCAAGCTGCATCGTCAAGTTCTCCGACCTTCATGCTGTTCTCCCGTGACAGTACGGTTGGAACTGGTACTCAAAGCCAGCAAACAGGCGGCACCGACACTGCGCTTGACCCTGCGACGGCCGCTCTTGCTGCCGTCGTTGGAGTCGGATCAAACTGGGCGACCACGTTCCCACAGCGCGATACCGCAAACCATCTTGCGAACTGCTCACTCAATGCATTCGGCGGCGTCTATTTCTGGCGTGCCAATCGCGCAGAGGAATGTTTCCTGATGCTCGGCAATACCGCATCGAACGGCGAATGTTCTCTTTCCGCCTTTACCGGCGGCACGCCGGGCGCGATCGGCGGTCATACGATCTATGAGACCCAGTAATGGCGACCGCGAACCTCAATGACATGTCGCTACTCGCTACCGACGCGACGTTCGGAAATCGTGTGTTCTCGTCTCTCATGGTCTATTGTACACTGTCTGGACCATCGAGCGACAGCATCACGTCAACGACCGTTCAAATCCACGTGGCCCGCAAGAACTACGCGGCTGCGGTTCTCAACAATCCGACGTTCTATAAGCCGTTGTTCGTCAACGCTGTGGCGGCAAATCAGACTGTCGCTAACGACGCGACTGCCGGCGGAACATTGGCCGGGCTAACGCCGACACAGATAACAACTGCGGCGTCGTCCTGCACTGACACCGACATCAACAACGCCGTTGCTGCGTCATTCAATTCCTTCATTGCGGGCATCTAATGAAGCTCCTCCGCCGGGCCGAAAGTGCCATCTACCGCTTCTTCAAGCGGCGCGAGGAACAGCGCCAGCTTGCATGGCAGACTACAACGATCATCAAGTCCGATGAGGCGGGCGCATTGGCAAAGGCGTGGGCTGATATCACCATTGCGGCCATCAAGGAGCGCCGGCCGATCTGCCGGCATTGCATGCAGCCCTACGAGCCGACGCCGCGCCCATGGACCGACTATGTGCGTCTACGGGCCGTCCTGATGATCCCCGACCGCGAGCCCGACCCGATGCTATGCGATCCCTGCTTTGAGAGCGCGGTATGCGCCTTCAATCCCGAAGCAACCAACATCGGCACGCGTAACGACGGCGCGGCCAATCTCTGCCTGCGGCAGTTGAATGGCTAACGTCCCCCGGGCGCCATTCTGGGCGCCTCGGCCGGCAGATGACACGTATTGGTCGGGCTCTCCCGTCAAGTCGCCAATCATCCCGTTTCTGACAGCACAGAAAGTCTTTGGGGCCGGCGGCCAAGTTTCCACCAAGCGCTGGCTGCCGAATTATACGATCGATGATCCTCCGGTATGGTCAGGATCGCCGCTCGATGCTGCGCCTCTACGGATTCTCACGCAGCAAAAGCTATTTGGTCAGGGTGGTCAGGCCGTACCATTCCGGCCTAATTTCACGATCGACGAACCGCCGATGTGGCAGGGGGCGCCGGTTGATTCACCTATCGTTTCGTTTCTGACGAAACAGAAGGTCTATGGGGCAGGCGGGCAAGTCCCGCCCTATCGCTGGAACTTCACGGCTGACGATCCTCCTGCATGGCAGCTCTTGGCCGGGCGTAATTCTAATCTCTTTGCGACATCGCAAAATCCGTTCAGCAACCGGCAAACATCCTGGTATAGCGAGGATAGCAACTGGCAGGGAGCGCCAGCAGGTTCAGCGCCGCTCCGGATACTCACCTCGCGGCGACTGTTCGGCCAGGGCGGACAAGTCCCGCCATCGCGATGGAATTTCAACAACGATGATCCGCCGCCATGGTCGCGCGCCACTGTCCGCAATGCCAATCTGTTGCAGTCACAGAACCCATTCTCAAACCGTCAGTGGCAATGGTCCGATGACGCCTCGGGATGGACAGGGCAGCCGATCGCCAGTGCGATCATTCCACAGCTTACAAAGGTAAAATTCTTCGGTGCGGGTGGTCAGACGCCGCCGTTCCGGCCGAACTTCACGCTGGATGATGCTCCAAGCTGGTGGCCGGCGACCGAACGCAATCTGATCCTTTTAACGACGCCAATTGCTAGTCCTCGCAACGTTCGTTTCTGGTTATTCAATTATGACGTAGATGCTCCCCAATGGCAGGGAGGGCCATCGTCGGATTATCTGCTGTTCCAACCGCAACCGCCGCCAGTTCTATCCTTCAATCTCCGTGTCTTCGGCTACTCCGGCATCCTGCAAATGCCAATCTTGAATCCCCAGCAGGACAGCGAAGATTCGCTCTATATGCTCTATCAGCCGTATGAGTTCGGGATTCTCGCCGCGAGCAATCAAGGGATTCCGGTTACGGTGGGTCCTTCTGGTTTGCCGCTATACCAGGATTATTCGCAAATCCTCCGTATCGAGGTGCCCGATGGGCAGGCCATCAGATACGAAGTCAATCCAGCCGGAAGATCGGTCCTCGCAAGTGCAAGCAGCCCAATCCTTACCGGAGTTCTGTATGTCGAGTGGGGGCCGGGCTGGTCATTGTCGTTCATCGATGCTTCGACGGCTCCTTGAGG